TCGACCACCGGCTGGCCGTTGATCGTGGCGCTGAGACTGTCGGTGAGGGTGACCGAGTCCGAGACGGTGCGCGGCAGGGTCAGGACGCGGCTGACGCTGTCCGAGAACGAGACGCTGTCCGCGAGGGTGCGGACCTTGGTGATGACCCGCGTGACGGCGTCCGACAGGGAGACGGAGTCCGTCGCGGTGCGGACGAACGTGCCGACCCTGACTACGGCATCGGAGAAGCTGATGGAGTCGTCGGCAGTCCGGCTTACGACGCCCGACTTCTGCGCGTCGACGGCGTCCGAGAAGGTGACGCTATCGGTGAGGCTGCGCAGGAACGTCCCGACCCGCGTCAGCGCATCGCTGAGGCCGACCGAATCGGACACCGCCCGGACGAACGTGCCCGTTCGGCTGACGGTGTTGCCCAGCGTCACGCTGTCCGCGAGCGTCCGCAGGAAGGTGCCCGCTCGGGTCACGGAATCCGAGGCCGTGACGGAGTCCGCCAGCGTGCGGAGGAACGTCCCCGTGCGCGTCAGGCTGTCGGCCAGCCCAACGGAGTCCGCGGCCGTCCGCAGGAACGTGCCCGTCCGGCTCAGGTTGTCCGAGACGGTGATCGAGTCGGCGACCGAGCGGACGGTGACTTTGAGCCCCGCCACGGAGTCGGAGAACGACACCGCGTCGGAGACGGAGCGGAGGAACGTCCCGACCCGGCTGACCGAGTCGCTGAACGTGACGCTGTCGGCCGCGGTCCGCAGGAAGGTGCCGACGCGCGAGACGGTATTGCCGACGCTGACGCTGTCGGTGGCCGTGCGGACCAGCGTCAGGACCCGGCTTACGGCGTCGGAGAACCCGACCGAGTCGCTAAGGATCCGTAGGAACGTCCCGATGCGGGCTACCGAGTCCGAGGCAGTGACGCTGTCGGAGGCTGTCCTTCCGAACGTCCCCGTCCTGGTGACGGAGTCCGAGAACGAGATGCTATCGTCGGCGGTCCGTTCGAGGACCGCCGGGCCAGACTCGATCTGCTTCGGATATGGCTGCTGCGGGTTGGGCGGATGGCGGAACAGGCCGCGTGCCACGATCTACTTCTTCGCGCTGAGGACGTTCTCCGGACGGAAGCCGATGGCCGGGTAGCGCGGGTCGCCGGTGCCGATCTCCCAGACGACGGTCACGACCTTGTCGACGGCGTAACCGTCGTCATCGAGGACGCGGTCGACGTGTTCGTACGCCCGGACCTTGCCCTTGACCTCGCGGGTCGAGTAGTCGTTCGTCGCCTCCGAGCCCTTGGCCAGGGTCAGGATCAGCTTGTCGCCATCGGCCACGATCGCGCCGTCGGCGGCCGTGAAGTTCGGCATCAGTTGATCTCCTTGAACCACAACACGGCATGCCAGCCGATCAGGGTCGTCGGAGTACCCCGGATCTTCACGATGAACGCGAGGTCGGGGCCGATCCAGATGCGCTCCTCGGGCGTCGGCACCCACAGATAGCCGTTGAGGTTGTTGAACGAATCGGACACGGTCGTCGTGACCGTCCCGGCACCCTCGGCCGACGCATCCGTGCCGGCGCTCGCGGCGGCGACCGAGGTCGAGCCGGTGATGGCCGAAGCGACCGAACCGATCGACGTCGGGGCGGGGGTGGTGCTGGTGAACGTACCGAACGCCGACGCCTTCTGCCCCAAGATGACGCCGAGCTGCTGGGACGTGGACGTGCCCGACTGGCTGACCGTGACCCGCAGCACCTCGAGCAGCGAGCCGCGCGAGCTCCACGCCGTGGCGGCGCGGACGCAGATGAGCGACGCGTCCGCGACGATCGTCTGGTTCTCCATGGTGACCGTGTAGACCTGGTCCGACACGTCGTCTCCGCTACTGCGCTAGAAGCTGGGGCATGGGGTTGACGTAGGGCACCTGCTCGGCGGCGGCACCCGGTGTCCACGCCACGTTCATGCCCATGAAGCAGACCGACGCGACGCGGCTCGCCGTCTCGGGTCGGACGACGCGCATGACGGGCGACGTGCCGAGGGTGACCGACGGACTGGTGATAATGGTATTGACCGTCGTGGTCCAGTTGGTCGAGTAGGTGCCGAGCGCCCCGACGTCGGCCCCAGCGGAGAAGTTGGCGAGGCCCGATGCCTGCGTCGGGTTCGACACAAGCGAGAAGTTGAGCAGCTTGGTGCCGGTGGCGACATCTTCGCCGTGGCTGATGGCGTACTGGATGGCGAGCACCGTGTCCCCGGCCTGGATACCGAGGTTGGTGTACGTCGTCATGTTCGCGTCGTACGCATCGGTCGTCCCCGCTGCCCCGCCTGCGTGCTCGATCTGCGTCAGGTCCGTCTCGGTCGCGGTGCCGATGGGCGGCGTGTTGTTGACGGCATCGAACAGGTTGGTCGTACCACCGACACCGCCGGTCCACAGCGTGGCACGGGCGTTGTCGCTGATCGGTACGGCGAGGTTGACCTTGCCGTTGGAGATGAACCCGGCACCGTCGAAGATGATGTCGTCGAAATAGGCGTCGACCGCACTGGCCTCGGTCCCTCGAAAGCCGACGCCCCCATCCGTGGCCGTGACTGTCGCCGTACCCGTGACTTCATCGGTGCCATTGATCTGGAGGAACACGACGCTGGTGCCGGTCTCGTAGCGAAGGCCGATCCAATACCACGTCCCCGTGGTCAGCGTCGTTGTCGACGTTCCGATGAGCGTCGTATTGAGGTAGACGGCGATGGCACCCGTGCTGGTCAACTTGGCGTGGATCTGGCCTGCCGTGATCTGTCCTGCGACGACCCGATCGACGCTCGGCAACGTGGCGACATTGATGGCGAAATGGCAATACTTGAAGGTGTTAGTAGTGATCTGCGCGTTGCCGCTGGCCCCGGATGCGGGGTTGCAACGGAGTGCCGCTGCACCGGTCCGGAACGTCGACGTGCTGTAGCTCGCCGTACCGCTGAGCGTGATGATCGTGCCGCCGGTCCCTGATGGCGTGCTGTCGGCGAAGCGCGACTGGCCCTCGAACCCGACGACGGCGACGACCGCCATCTACGCCTCGACGTGGATGTCGATGACCGTGTACGGGTCGTACGAGTTACCGACGTGGCCGACGCGTCCGAAGCGGATCTGGCAATCCGCCGCACCACCGGCCCACGTATCGCCGGGCCGTCCCAAGCCGAAGTGGAGCGTGTACGCCGTCTCCGTCACCGACGCGTCGATGGATTCGATGTACACGAGGTCGGTGCCCTGATAGCAGAACATCTGCAGGCGCGACTCGTGGCGGATGTCGCCGTGCGTCGTGACCACGATGGTGCCGGCGTAGTGGTATGGCGGCGGCGTATCGAGCGTGAGATACGGGTCCGTCGGTCCGGCCCATGCCGGCTTGGCTCCGAGCAGCACCAGCGCTGCGAGCGCGATGAGGATGGGACGCATGACGCCCTCCTAGCTGATGGTGATGGTCCAGGTCAGCGCCAGCGAATCGCCGTTCACGACCGAGGCGTCGGCGTTGAGCACCGTCTCGAAGCTGAGCAGCGACGACGAAGCCGTGGACACCTGGAACAGGCCGGCCTTGTGGATGGCCGCGAAGGTGGCGGTCACGCTGAATGTCTTGGTCAGCGTGAACGTCGCCGCGCCGAGGGTGTGCGCGTACAGGCCCAGCGCTCGCCCGCAACCGCCGGTCGTGATCTCACCGGTCAGCGCCGTGTCCGCAGCGTTAGCCGCACCGGCGTTCTCGGTCAGTGCGATGTAACGGGCCGGGGCGTTGCCCGCGAGGATGTGGTAGTTGGCCGTGGCGGCGGGCGTGTTGCCGGCCGAGTCGTCGCCGTTGCGCCACGCGTCGATCGTCAGCACCGACGTCGTATTCGAGATGATCGTGCCGTGGACCGGCGCGTTGGTCGACTCCTCGGCCAGCACGACGCAGCCGATGTAGGCCGACGTCACGAACGGTGTGGCCGTGGCCGTCAGCGAAGTCGCCGAGGTGGCCGTGGCGATGGTGCCCGACACGCCGAAGCCGAGCTTACCGCCGAGCATCGCCGAGACCTGGTCCCTACCCCCGTCGTTGGCGGTGGTGATGAGGTTGTGGCTGATGCCCGCGTCGTCCCATGAGCCGTCTTCGTGGATGACGAGCGCGTGGACCTCGTTGGGACCAAGCCGGATGCGGTCGGCCACCCTGGGGCCTCGCAGCAGCGTGAGCAGGGCGCCGTCGTCGAAGCGCTGGGCGACCTCGACGCGGGGAACGATCAGACGCACTGTGTCTCCTTACAGCTTGTCGTTGGCGCCGACGGCGTCGTCGGCGGAGCGGGCGATGACGCGGTTGAGCGAGCCGCAGTCGGGGCATGGCTTGCGCTTGCGCTCGACGATCGGTCGGTCGCACTTGGCGCACTGCGAGCGTTGCTTGGGGATGAACCTCATTTGACGTCCACGACTCCTTCGATCGGTCCCGCCGGGTACTGCTTGGACGGCGCCCCGCGGACCACGCGCTTGGCCTTGGGCGGTGAGATGTCGTCGACGATGCGCACGTCCTGGGTGCCCTGCGCCTTGGCTGGAGTGACGATGATCTGGGCCTCGGGCACGTTGACCACCGGCGCCGGTAGCTTGCCGATGGCCTCTACGGTCAGCGCCGTCTGCTCCTTGAGCGCGTCGGTGAACGGCACTGGGTCGAGCGTGAGCGGCATCTGCACGCTGTCGGCCTTGATGACTGGCTGCATATAGCGCGCCAGCTCGGTCATGGCCTTGACGGTGCGCTCCTCGTCGAAGTGCGCGGCCTTGTCGACGACCGGCGCCCAGTCGAGGGTGCCGTTGGGGTGGTCCTCGATGCCGAACGCCTCCTCGACGGTAAACTCCTTGCCGTTGCGCTCGGCACACACCTCGTCGCCGTCGCCGTCGTAGGCGATGACATGACTGACGCTGAACTCCTTGTACGCGTCGAGCGCCGCGCGGTTGTACGACAGTGCCGTCTCGGTGCGCGCGATCGTCTCGGCCCGAGCGTCGCCGAACGCCGGCACGCCGTTGTCGAGGGTCACGCCCTTGACCCCCGCGAAGCCCTCGTCGGGCACCCCGTCGATGAGCTGCGGGATGCTGTAGCCGCGCTCGGTGCCGACCGTGAGCAGATCGGTCAGCGCGCCTTTGGTCCCCTCGTTGATGTCGACGATGCGCTCCCCGCCGTAGTCGGCGATGTCCGCGACCACGCGGTCGACGGCCTTGTTGGGGATGATCCGATTGAGCAGGTCGGCCACCACTTGGAGCGAGCCCCGAGAGGCGTCGAGGTACAGCCCGTACAGCGCCTGGCGCAGGATGCGGTCCTCCTCGGCCTTGTCGAACCAGTCCGGCGCCTTGACCGCGGCGATGCGCAGCGCCTTGGTGTCCTGGCCCTTGCGGTTCGCTGGGAAGGTCTGACGGATCCGCTCGGACAGCCGCTCGCGCTGGTCGTGCAGGAACGACTGCACGCGGCCCTTCGACATGTCGGCGATGGTCTCGCGGCTCTTGGTCGCCTTGGACACCACCTGGCTGACGCTGGAGTTGTCGCGCGTGTCGTCGGTCACCGACGCCGAGGTCGCGGGGATCTGCTGATTGCCTGTGGGCAGTTGCGGGGGTTCGGGCGGCTTGTTCGGGTCGAGCTGCGCTGGCAGCGCGGTCCACTTGATATGGTCGAGACCGACCGCCTTGATGGTGTCCTTGGGGTCGAAGCCGATACTCACGAGGGAGCGGAACGCCCCCGCCTTCTCCAGCAGCGACGACGCGTCGTCGAGTTGGGGCAGCTCGGTCTCGAAGCGGAACGTCTGGCCCATCAGCGCCTCGTAGCGGCTGATGATGGTGGTCTGCACGATCTCGTCGAACGACGCCGCGCGCGGACCGATGGTGTCCGACCAGTAGAAGTCGTACAGCTCCCGGCGGGTGGCACCGGACGCGTTCAGCCCCGCTGGCATGGGCACGCCGAGGATCTCGGGCGCGATGGGGAACGCCGTGAGGATGTTGTCGCGGTTGAGCGCGGCGAGCTCGGGGATGCCGATCTCGGCCGGGGTGCTAGCTCCCGCAGTCCACTCCATCGGCTCCGGGAACAG